TCCGGCGATACCAAGTGCAGCGTTTGTTGCGTCGTAGCATTTGCCTGTTGCAGTTCGCATTGCCTTGCGCTGATATTCGTTTGGTGCCACTTCAATCCCTCCTTTAACAATTTCTCGGCATACGGCAGGGTAAATACCCAGTCGCAAAAATCGTGCCATTCGTCCAGCTTGTGCCCTCGGCGCTGACTGACCATGTTCAGCAGGTTTTCGTAAGTCAGTGTAACTGTTCTCCGCTGGTTGTAGGACTGCGGGAGCAGTTGAATGATCTGCCACCATGCGATTTTATCCTTGGTCTGGATGTAATCGCTCCTGTATGCGTTTAACGCATCTACGGTTGCTTGAAGCGTATTCAACGCGCGAGGAATCAGATGCTCATGGCTGAAATCATCCAGCGTAAATTCCTTTGCCGTAATCTTATGCATGGTGGAGCAGCTATTCGCGGTTGTGCCCACCTTGTACGTATCGAACTCCTTCCACCAGTACAGTGGCGCAGTAATGTCAACCGATACGAAAATCTGCCGTAAGAACTTCCTGTGCGACGAACCAGCGCGGATAAGGCGGCGCATGAGGGAGAGGTCGTTGTAGCCGATGACAAAAACTCTTGTGTCGATATCCGGTGCTGCGCAATCATCGTAATGATTGTCGTAATACATACAGTTTTTGCACTGAATCACAGGAGCGTTCTCTGTGCACCATCCACTATCCGACTTATCCCAACTGTTTAAGGGATTACGCATCCCTCGGATTGCGTGCTCCCATCCCCATACTTCGGGGTGTTCGAATTTAATCATGGTGTTCCTTCTTCCACGAGCTTTCCAACATCTGCACTTACTACGTTCATCGTTTTCCTCCCTCAAACACAAATCATCGGCGGGTGCGGAATCTCCGTATCTATCGGTTTCCACAGGTGCAGGCAGAACGGATGCTGGTTGATATACTCCGACTTAGGCAGGTGTAACTGCATAACGCGCTCGTCCTCGCCGAAAAACATATCCTTAATCGCACACATCTCGTCCCACGTCGGGCAGCACTTGCGCTGCGCAGCGCCGGGCGAAACGCTGACGTGCTCCCATCCCATGCCGTTGCTTGCAATCACGCGGAACGACTTGCCGCCGACATACACCTTGAAAACACCGTTTCCGCTGTCGCCGGTGCAGCCGTAAAGCTCGCGTTCTCTGTCTTTCAGCCGGAACTTGTCCAGTTTGTGCAGGTCAATCATACAGGTTCACTCCCTCAATCTCCGCACGGATTTCCAGATCGTGCAGGTATTCACCCATGTGGCGCTTCTGCTGCTTTAACAGGTCGATGGAGCAGTTCGGCGTAAACTCGAGTACGCCCGCTTCGTACTTCGTCACCATCCTATGCAACTTCTCATAGCGTTCCTTCGTCTCGCGGTACTCTTGCTTCATGCGCTCCTGCCATGTGTCCTGTACTGGTGTTGCACTGATTCCGGCATTCTCGTTCATCTTCTTCACCTGCCGCAGCGCCTTCGCGCACAGCATGTTAAGCCTCTGGATTTCCACCATATGGATTTCCCGGACCGTGCTTGCATCATTCGCAAGCATATCTGTGTACCTAATAGCTTCATCAATCGTCATTTTTCATTCTCCTCATCGCTTTTGCCGTCCATGGTTCAAATGCCGTGATTTTATCGAGTAATCCGTGCGGATTTCCGTCAAAACAAATAGCTCGGTCGTCAATATACACAATTGCAGGCGGTTTTTCCTTCATCACATCGTCAACAACAATGTCGTGCTTGGCCAGATATTCCTTTACGGCCATAATGCCGTCTGGTGTATCGCAGCGGGTCGATACAACAACTACCCGGTACAATTTCCGAATGTCGTTAATTGCCTCACGAATTCCCTGCACCGGCGGGTCGGGAATAACCGTTTTCCCCTTCCACCCGGAAGTATAACTGTGAATAACGCCGTCAAAATCAAATACAACAGTTGGTGTCATTTTTAGTCCTCCTCGTCAATTACGATGCCGCCATGAATAATGACGCGTTTATCGTTCTCGGAAACATCAAACTTGCCGTTCCATTCTTTGATCTTCTCTCCGGTGTTGCTGTATACCGTTACTGTGCGATGCAGCCCGCCAGACACATCACTGCCGATGCTCTTAGCCACGCGATCGCAGCCAGCGCACCCAGAAAACATCAGAGCCATCATAGCTACCAGCAGAGTTAAAATTGTTTTCTTCATTCCTGTCCACCTCCATAATGTTCAACAATGTACTGGTTTGCCGTGGTCTGCGGCGCGGTTTTCCATGCAATCAAGTTGGGTGAATCAGCAATTAGCAAGAACGCGCCAAACATCAACGAAGTCACAGCCAGCAAACCCCACACGGTATCATCGCGGGTAAAACCAAAAATCATTGAAACGATTGCAAGGATTATCATAAACGCGCCAAACACGACAAACACAGTTGCCTTTGCCGTTCCCTGTGCCACAACCTCCTGCACCAGTGTTTCCGGTGTAACGCCCATCTGAGCGGCGATTTCAGCAATGGTCATTCTTCCACCCTCTCATACGTCTTTGCGAACACATCCGGCTTACAGGGGTAAAGCTCTCCGTTTACGCCCTTGATGATGTAGTCGCCGGGACGTGTGTACATCTTCCCCTCAGGAGTGCAAATGCACGCAACGCAAACAGGGTCGGGTTCGTAAATGGTTCCGAACATAACGCCAGCTCCACAAAACGCCTCAATTTCTTTCCCGTTGTCACCCGTTCACCGGACGGCCTCAATTACGACGGGTTTCTTTCTGTACTTCATTCTTCTACCTCCATCTCTCGAATCAGCCGGTTCAGATACCACCGTGCTTTCTTTAAGTCCTCCACGCCGTTCTTCTGACGGTGTCGCCACAAATATTTGAAAGCATTGCACAGGCAAAAGTCCTTTACCGCCTCTGCGCCAAACGCCGCCTGCATCGCGTCGATGCACTCGATACCGCCGGACGTGTAGTGCGCCGGGTGGTTTACCGGGTCGGGCTTCACGTCCTCGCCGTACTTCTCGACTACCTTGGCAATGTTTTGGGTGTCGTCAATCACTTCAAAGTCGAGTAAGTGCGCCACCTCCTCCGGATTTTCATTCGCGTATTCTTCGCAGCATTTCGTACCTCTCTTGCGATATAACACACAATTAAAGCAATACCGCCGTTTTTGGCAATGCTCACCGACCACCGGCTCAATGCTGCCGTACACCTTGTCGTCTTTCTTAAACACCATAGTTGTTTTTTTCCACCTATTCCATGCCTTAATTACATCCTCAACCACACTCGTTCCGACGCGCTCGCTGTCGGCTGCAGTCCATGTGGTTGCACCGCATTTGGTGCAGAGCACTCTCACGCCGTTGCTTACAAACAGGCGAGCTTTACCGCCGCAGAACGGGCAAGGTTTCAGTTCAATCATTGTCCGCACCTCCGTTCAAGTAATATACCCAACGTCTTTTATTTTCGGGCGGACTAACGTAATATTCCCTTTTTCGGCTTCCGGTCCACGCCTTGCCGCCTGCTTCTCCTTCACAAACAAAATTGCTTGCTTTCAGGCTTGCTCCATTTTCGCTTTCCAGTGTGTAAGTAATAACACGGTGATACCCCATGTTTCGCGCAATCCGCAAACAGGCTCCATGCAACTTAGAGCAGGCGTTCCGAGTGCCATCCGTACAGTTACGATAGATTTCAAGCGTTCGGCCATCGTCAAGGTGTCGGGAAACTGGTCTACCGCAAATAGCCACACCATGCAAATCATCATCGTCCATGACAGCGATTGCAAATTTTCCACTTACCGGAGCAATATTGTGCCTGTGATAGTGCGCAACATACGCTCTTGCACCTTTCAGTCCGATAGGAACAATTTCAAGGCTCATCAACTTCACCTCCGTCCATCCTTGCGCCGCAGTGGGGGCAGTAGTTAGGGAGCCAATAGTTCCACGTCGTTGCGTCCAGTCCTTCCGTTGACTTCTCTCCGCACAATGAGCAAGTTTCGGTTGCGTTCCACCACCCATGCACCACCGGCACAACGTCGGCGGTAGGCGCAGCGTCAATCGCTTCTTCGATTTCTTCCCACTCGCTCTGGAACAGTTCGATAGGGCGCTTTCTACCGCGTTAATCGCGGCCTTTTTCGTGATGTATTCAGCCATTCCTAACCCTCCCTAATTTCAATTCTCCTAACTCTCGGTAAATCTCATCTCTCAGCTTCATTGCTTTCCTTTTGGAAACATCAACCGAGCAGCCTACGCCGTGCAGAATATACCGATTGCAATACTTGCACTTTTTCAGCCAGCACTCATCAACCGCCGGAATAATGCTTTCTCCGCTTGGCTCGTGGATGCCGTACCAACACTTTAGCCGCGTTCATTTTCCTCCCTCTCTTGATACATCACGCAAGTGTAATGGTAAAAATAACCAACATCATGGTTACGTACTGAGATTGAAACGTTTTCTATTTCATGCCGATCCGCAAAAGCGTTAATCTTATCTTCAAGCGCCGTACAGTCAACTGCCATAAAAATTCTAACCTTGCGTCGCATTCTGTTCCTCCCATTCCTCGTATCTGCTTTCCGCGTCCATAAAATCTGCCCGGTGCTCTCTGTCACCGTTGCAGCACACTTCCTCGTAGTGCCACTTGCAATTCATACACCGTCTATCCACATGCATCCTCATCCGCCCCCAAAATCTTTTCACTGACCATGCAGCTTCAACTCCCTCTGCAACATATCTCTTACGCTGGACGGATTTCGGTCAAGCGCCCTTCCAATCCGTGAAAAACTGCAACCGTCGAACCACATTTCGCGTGCCTTTGCTTTATCAACTTCCGACCACATCCGAACCATTTTTGGCTCTCGCAGGTCTTTGGTTACGTTTCGAACGGTCTGCACGCTGCAACCCATCTGTTGAGCAATATTTGCAGTGCTCATACCGTTTTGATACATGCTGCAAATATGCTTCTGTTCTTCGGCGCTCAGCCGATACGCTTTGCGGAGTTTGCAATCACCGGATCCCAAATGCCCCATGCGTGCAAAATGGGTCGGTAAATCTTCCTCACGAGCCACTTCCCGCCTGTCGCGGTTCGGCGTATAAAACGCCTCGCGATAATGGAATGTATCACCCATGAGGTTCACACCGGATATTTCGACTACCTCAAAGTATCCGTTCGGATGAACGAATATTGTCTTTTTACTTGTTCGCAATTTCACTTATTGCCTCCTCGTCTGCCATGCGGAGCAGCTTTCCCATAGCACCCTGCCATGTCTCACGGTCAGGCTGCGCAGCCATGAGGTGATAAGCGACACTCAGGACGCTCCCGCCCTCGCAGACTTCCTGCATAACCTTCTCATGCGGCGTTAAACTGTGCATGAACAAATATTCGATTTCAGCGAGTTCTTGCTTTACCTGCTTTGCATCAATGTGCTTGAACTGATACAAAGCATTCAGATAGTTCATGCACCGCCACGCCAGTTCTTCTTTTTCGCTCAGCCCATCAGGATGATGCTCGACGGACTTCTTCAACTCAGAAAACTTCATTTGCAAAACATCCTGTTCAAAATTTGAGATGCCTCCAACTTCGTCAGCTTTTCAACGTCAATCTGCCCGTGTAGCATTCGTGCTACAAGCTGTTTCTGCTTCTCAGTGGCGCTGTAAGCACCCCACCTCTTAGCAAGCGTCAAATCCCAAATATGCCGCTCGTCTGCGTG